ACTAACCAGGTGAATTTTACCGGTGTACCCATTTTTCTTGAACTGTTCCTTAGCTTGGATCACAGCTTGAATTTGAGAGTCTGCTTTTACCATAATGTACGTATCTTTGTCGATATCAAATAGTTCTTTCGATTTTTTGGAGAACATGTACGATGATGCACCTTCTGTTAGTTCACTGGATTCGCCGGCATCTTCCTGAGGGGCACACTTAGATGCAAGAGCTTCGGCTGCAATGCACAGTGCTTCAATCTCTGCATCACAGTCTTCCAACTCATCAAGAGATGGTATGACAGCCAACGCTGAAGACAGACGGTCAGCGGGTGTTTGTTCCTCAGGAATTTCAGAAGACGTGATATCAGGTTGATCCGATGGAGTATTGGTGCCTGGTTCTTCTTGGTAGTCAGATTCTTTTAGTACGATGCCAGCCATTTGAGCGAGGCGGATTTGTTGTTCATTCATGTTGGGAGTTATGTTATTCAGGATTATTTATAAGCAATTCATAAACTAGTCGCGGTTACCAGATGCCGGAGCTTGTTTGTGGATCAGCTGCTGTAATGCGGCCTGGACTTTTCCAGGACCATCAAATGATGTACCTATATCGAGATTTTTTGTTGACTGAGTGTACACCGACACGCTGTGTCGTTCACCATCACCATCAACTACGCCCGCCACGTGCCAGAATGATGGGGTAGATTTCCCAACCTTTAGGCTGAATTTTAGCTTGGAATCTGCTGCTGCCATTTCATTTAAAATTTGCGTGAGGATGGATGTTTTCATGGTTCGTGAATTTTATCGTTCGTTATTTATGGTGTATTTACGGCGTGACACGCCGTGGACACTATTCTAACAACATTTCACAACTCAGTCAACTGAGTAGACAATAAAAATCTACCCGAAGGCAGATTTTTATACATTGGCACATTGGTGAGGATTAGAATGGGCCAACACCACCCAGCATAACACCAGGCTTGATGTTATCTGCAAATGTCTGAAATGCGTGGTCAACAGCAATGGTCAAGTCAATTGTTAATCCGTCGCTGTTGGAGTAGTCAAGGCCACCAATTTTGTGTTGGGTAATGACACAACCTTCGTATGTCCAAGTTTCCAGCACAACATCATTGCCGTTCAGCAAATCGAGGACGGTAGCGAATTTGTACACAGAACCCTCTTGCCCAGCAGCCAAGTACGGACCTTCGGCGCCGATTAAGTGTTGTTGGCGCTGTAACTGAGCTTGTACTACTCGCGAAGCACTCGAACCAATATCATCATCGAATGTGATCTGGAGATCGCCAAATTTATGCTTACCCAAAAAGTTCGCATACGAATTGTATCGATTGAGAGTGTGCTTGTCGAATGTCAGATCAGGGCGATCAACTTTTTTACACTGCATTGACAAGTTCTGGCTCGTTGGGAGGTCCCCAAAACCGAAGAATTGCACTCGCCATTTGTTCTGCTGCTTAGGCTGCAGAAAACCGGTCCCAATATCGGGTACACCACCAACATCTAAAAGTCGCGCCATTGTTTTTCTCCTTTGTACTCCCTTATTTATAACTTTTAACTTTTAGATGTATTCGCGCTCATATACACCACTATTTCTGCGTGTTGTTGGATGTCACAATTTTCGTCGATCGCTCATTGCTCATCCAGTTCGCTTCCTGACAACACATGTTATAAGCACACCACACCATCTAGACTTAATTATTCCGAATTAAAATCAGACAACACATCTTGCAGTGTTGAGAAACTTAGTGAGCAGCTCATCAATCTGATTGAGTTCGGTGTATGCAATTACCAACAATTTAATTTCATTATCTGCACAGTATTGGACTTTCGCTTGGTCCCTACGGCGCTGCTCATCGAATACCACTTGAGCACGTGTGTGATGTTGTGGTGTCCAGTTAGCCTGATCATTGTTGCCTATCAATATAGCCTCGTAGTGTTGCTGGCCGTGGAATTCGATGCACGTGTTATATTCAGGAACATAGAAGTCATATTTTAACTTGCGTCCAGTGAGAGTATTAATACAACCATCGAATGTTTTCTGGGGTTGGTGCACAATTTTATGAGTATCCAACCACACCTGTACAGCTCTCTCCCCTTTACTAGCACTGCAACCAGGGCAGCCATTCTTCGCGGTTATGTGTTTCGCCGCAGTTTGGTTGAATTCCCCATGCTTCTCACAGCTGATGGTGAGTTTAGTTTTGTTGACGAAGAAATCGTCACCTATGGACACACGCGAATAGTCGTATTTGGTCCCGTGAATCTCACGAGCTCTGGATATAAACGACTCGTTTGTGAGTTTAGTTTTGCCTGCACACGTCGGGCAACCATTCTTACCTACAGTGTGGTTGCGGATATTTTGAAGGAATGGTCCGTGCGTCCTGCAATTGATTGTGATCTTACTGTTGACGTTGATTTGTTGTGTCCACACAACATTTGAGTAGTCATATTGATCACCATGAATAGTATGTGCTTTATCTAAGAACCCTTGTTGGGTGATCCGAGAAGTTTTGGCACACTTTGGACAGCCATTGTTCAGGTGAATATGGTTGGCGATTTTCTGAGAGAAGTCTCCATGCGTTCTACAAGTGATCATCACCTTAGAATCCGTCTTTGTCGTAGCAGTCCACTCAAGCAGCGCTCGTGTGTATTCATACCTATCACCATGTACTCGAGCAACACTTTCGATGAAATCTACACTTGTTAGTGCACCTGTGACCGAACACTTTGGGCACCCAGCGCCACTGATGTGACTTGCAGCAGTTTGTGAGAAATTCCCGTGGGTAGGGCAAGTAATCACAACCCGCGTCTTTGAATTGCTGGTGTCTGTCCACTCTACTGCAGAATATTCATACTTGCTGTCGTGAGTTGTGCGTGCCTTTTCCAAGAATATGTCTAGTGTCCACTTAGTTGGAGATTTCTTAGACTTGGTTACTTTTGCGCATTGAGGGCAGCCCTGTTTTCTATGAATGTGTCCTGCAGGTGTTTGATTGAATTGCCCGTGGGTTCGGCACATAATTGCCAGGTGGGTCAATACTGTCGTGGTATCAGTGAACTGGCTAGGGGTGTTCGAGTAATCATAGCGCGTACCATGGATCTGCCTAGCATTCTCTAAAAATATTTCTTGTGTTAGTTTTGCCATTGAATGTGGTGAGAATACACAGAAAATGTGGATCGTAAATAATGGTTTAATTATATATCAGAGGTCCTGCCGTTGGCCACAAAAAATCCACTAATCAAAAAAGCTGGCGATGATTCGAGCCTGACAGAAGATCAAGCACTTGAATACACTAAGTGCTTCAGTGATCCACTATACTTCATTGAAAATTACATATACGTCCGTCATCCAGTGAAGGGTCAGACACTATTTAAGTTGTATGATTATCAACAAGAGTTGGTTGCAATGTACAACAACAATAAAGATGTGATTGTTCGTTGGAGTAGGCAGGCCGGCAAATCAGAGGTTAGTTGCGCTTACTTGTTTTGGTTCTCTGTATTTCGCAAAGACAAGACCATCCTCATTGCTAGTAATAAGCACAAGAACTCCAGGGCCATGATATCGCGCATCAAGTTTATGTATGAAAAAATGCCCATGTGGTTGAAGCCTGGGGTGAAGGATGATGGTTGGAATGCACTGAGTTTAAAGTTCGACAATGGTAGTGTAATTGAGAGTGATGCTACCAGCGAGACGACTGGCCGGGGTGGATCCTTTTCTATTCTATATCTTGACGAGGTAGGTTTCGTGCCGCCCAAGATGCAAGAAATGATGTGGGCTTCGATTTCACCAACTCTAGCTACTGGTGGTAAGTTGTTTATAACTTCAACACCAAATGGGGATTCAGATCTATTTGCAACACTATGGCGAGGAGCTGAATCAGGAACCAATGGTTTTGCGTTCCATAAAATTCTATGGAACCAAGTACCAGGGCGAGATGATGAATTCAAGCGCAAAGAAATCTCTAAAAATGGGGTGTTAACTTGGCGGCAAGAGTTTGAGGTTGAATTTTTGTCATCCGAGCCACTACTTATTAGCAGCTTATTCGCCCAGACCCTAAAACCTACAGACCCCGTAGATGTGAATCATGGGATTAAAATTTGGAAAAACTTTTCTAAAGATTACAACAGCGATGCTATGGCAAAGAGGGATCCACACGAAAACCAAACTGCGGATTTATATAATTACCAACGAGCGGAGCAGGCAGCGCCTGAAAAGGTCTATAACAAGCAGTGTATCGTAACATGCGACCCCAGTAAGGGACTTGGTGGGGATTACACGGTAATCAATGTTGTGGAATATCCGTCGCTAGTTCAGATGATGGAATTCCGCTCCAACATCAGCCAAACCGCTGAGGTATACAAGATACTTCGTTATATTTGGAAAAAGGCGGATGAAGCAGGTTGGGAATGTATGTTCACGGTGGAGAATAATAGTGTCGGTGAGGGTATCATCATACTGTACGAGACGGATGAAAAAATCCCAAATAATGTGAACATGGTCAGTGATAGCGGTAAGCAATTAGGTATGAACACCAATGCTCGCACTAAGCTTCAAAGTTGCAAAACGTTCAAAGAGATGGTTGAAGCTGGAAAATTCACAATCAACTCTGCCGATACCATCCGAGAAATCAAGACCTTCGTCCAAACAAAAGGTAGTTATGCAGCTCAGCCTGGTGGTCACGATGATACGATCAGCGCATGGTTACTGGTTTGTCGAGTTCTTCAAGAGATTGCATCATATGATGCAGATGCATTCCAAGCTCTTTACGAGGTTGGTGAACTTGGTGATGAGTTGGTTGATGATTCGGACGACTTTGATGATATGCCGATGGTATTTTAGGTGAAGATGGTTACTTCAATTGAGCTAGTTCAGCATCTCGCTTGATGATGTCCTTGGCGGCCTCAACTTTGGCAACAATTCTTGATGATATATTACTATTGCGATTCAAGAAGAAACTCAATGAGGCTAGTGCTCTCTTAGAATCACCAGAATGTGCTGATAGTGCCCACTTCACGATTTCGGAAATTGATCCGTCACTAAAGAGGTGATCAGGTGCGTGAGTTTTTGCCGAACCTATCCAATCAGTCGCTTCTGCAACATCATCATTTTTAATATACTGCCTCCAGTATTCACCATCCTGTAAAACACCTACCTCGATGCCACGATCTTCGTGAATTCGTTTCATTTCCATAGTTGCTGTAACCAGATTGTGTGATGTGAACAGCACGGGACCTATTTCAGACAATTCTAAGTCAGGATCTAATTGATATACATCAAAATTGGTTGGTGGTGATTCAGGCAGAAGATCGGCCAAAACTTCGAGCAAGATTGATTGAGTCGGCGGGGGATAATTATGTAACATATTTTTATTTAAGTATTGTACCAGACTGATACTTTTTTCTGGATTTGCTCGATAGAGAAACAGTTGGGAGCAAGGTACGCTTGCTTGTCACCCATCATGCGCTCTTTTAGATCTTGTCCAATTGGTGATTGGATTGGTGACTCAAAGAATCCACTCATTTTTCTATACCCACTCAAAATAACTTCATCAGTTAAATCACCATTGTTGGTAATCTCAACAAAGTTACTTCCGAACTTGGATGTATAAAATGACTTGTTCTTGTTTACTTTGGCGTGGACTTGTTTGATAAACTCAGGTGGTACAAACCGTTCGCGACTTGCCGCTCGCTGGAGCGCAACTTCGAGGTCAGTATTAATAAACACCATCCCAACATCATATCCAAAAGATTCTAGAATTCCCATCCGCTGGAGAAGTGAACTAGGACTATTACTAGTACCATCGATGTATAGCGGGAGTACACCATTAATATAGTTCACGAGAGCTGCTTGGGTGAGCTGCATTGCTTTATCAACGTATTGATCAGCAGTTCCAGAAAACTGTGCTCCTGCAGTGTGTACCAAGTACTCGTAGGCTTTGTCTGTGTTAACCAGTCGAGGTTGTACGCTACCGGACGTAACTTGTTTGGATACATAACTCTTACCAGCACCTGGGGAACCAGCAAAGAATACTGCTTTAAATATTCCTCTATCGTTGATCGATTCGGATAGGTAGTCTGAGAATTTCATTGGTTTGTTGGTGCGGTGAAATTATCACCTGGAATGAGGATGGCTGGAGATGAGAACCAGATCTCATGTGAGCGCTTGTTGATGCTTGGTAGGTCGGATATATTGATTAGTTTGAATCCATTTGCTTCGGGGTTGAGGTACTTGTCGAATGTTGCTGCGAGATTGTGTCTATCTAACCACTCAGTCAGCTCTGCTTTATTGGCTCTGACACCAACAATTTCTAGGATAGAGCTTATGTCAATTAGAGTCTCGAGGTGATCAGCGTGGTACCTAGCAGCTTTATAGGAATCGGTTGGTATAGTTTTTGACACAGCATCAATTATGTCCCACGCCAGATTCTCTAAATTTGTAGTAGAGAAAGATTCCCACATATCCCCAAGTGGTGCGACTGCAAGAGTTGTGCCATTGCGAGGTAATGCGACAAATACTTGGCGGCCATAACCTAGTGCGACAGATTCGCTATTGGTACAGCACAGAGATTTGTCCCGCCTGGGATAGCGCGACCATGATGGAAGAATATCTGACATCAGTACTGTATGATGGTTATGTTCATTTGTTGATGTTCTAGTGCTGGTTTTCGGATCAACCACATACGAATGATTCATCACCAAGTTAACAGCGCGATATAATACAACGCCGTTACTTGCGCACCGGATCGCATCACCATATTCGCTCATAGCGTTTTTAACCACATCCGCGTGTGAACGTGGTAGAATCGTGGTAGATGGAAGTGAATTGGTCTCGGACTCCGCTAAGTACTCCGAGAATTTTAAGGTCAGCATTGCTGCATTAGCCCATCAGTGTCTGTAGGAATTTTCGAACTTCTACATTGAAATATTTCTGTGCAGATTTGTCTTCTTGGAGAGCTTCTGCAAGGGTCTGTACAATATTACCCTGTTTGTTTTGCTCGAGTGCCTCTTTAATAGACATCGGAACTGCGTTCGGAGCTGACGGCGTGGCGACGATGTCAATCGTCGAGCACGCGAAGTTTTGAACATTACCTGACTCATTCACATCGCCCGTACCCCTAGATGATACGCCGAGCTGACCACCACCTTCTAAGATCGCAGAAGCAATCTGGCCCATAGGCGTATCTAAAATTTTAATGCGGCCGATCGCATCATTATCACGCATCACCAGCTTTTCAAACATGTGGGATACTTGCTTCAATTCTACACCAATACGAGAATCGAGTGGGTGATCTAATTCACCATAACACTGTTTGTTGTTGATGGACTCTTGAAGTGCTTGCACTGCATTTGTAATCTCTTGTTTTGGGTAGTTACGGCCATTTCTATTCTTGACGGCGCCTTGCATGCAGATACCTTCGAGATACCATGATTTTTTACCATTAGTTTGATCGACGATTGCTTCGGTGATGAATTGAGTCTGATCAGGAGTATATGTTTCTTGAAGGAATATTGTGCGCATGTTGGGCCGAGGTGAGTATATTTGGGGTATTTACTATATTACCGCTCCACCACCGCCGCTGGCAATGGATTTAACGTAATTTGCTCACTTGCTGCAACAGCACTCAACCTAGCTGCCAATACTTGGTTTATTGCCTTGGACGGATCATCTTGCCGGACGATAGCATCGATTAGATCTGAGTATGATTGTTTTGTTGTATTGTCCATGTGTAAAAGTTCCTTTTGGTAGTTATTCAGTAGTTGCATCAAGTTCGAGGGAACCGGAAGTGGTGTCGTTCGGCTCTGCACTCACTGAGTCAGGTGAGTACAGTTTGGACAGCAGCTTAGGGTCGCCCAGTTCTATTCCCCTTTCCTCTCTAAGCATGCGTTCGTTTTCCAAAATTTCATTTTGGGTCATCTGTAGATAACGCTTCGCCGCAAATCGTGGAGATAAAGTAGTAACTGAACTAGTTTGACTGAATAGTGTTAAGAGGGCGGCATCCTTTTCAGCTTGGCGATAAGCTTCGAAGTTACTCGGCTTAGGTAGAACAACACTGTAGTAGTGTGGATCTATCTTAATTCCTACACTCTTGACGAAGTCTTTAAACTCTTTATCAATTGTTGTACGCAGTGCAACTTGAAGGCGCCCGACAAATTTAGCGAATCGAGCCTCCTGGATAAAGGCTGCTCCAACCTTGCCATCATTGGCAGTAGCTGGGCCGTTTGCGCCGTCGCGAGTCCAACTAACAGGTACCCGCAAACCTTCCGCCAACTTATCTTTGAAGTGATTGAGGTCAGATAGTTCTCCGAGATTTTGGCCGCCTGGTAAAATCTCGATCTTACTTCCACGACCGCCCTCTCCTGAAGTTGCGAGGAAGAAGTCTTCCATCATGTCTTGAGGGTCGTACATATTATCTATACCCGAGTCTCCGTTACTGTTGTTAACAGTCGGAATCTTCTTTTGGCGCATCTCAAGCTTGACTTGTTCTAAGTAAGCTTTGCGCCGTTGTGGCTGCATGCGGCCCACGTCAATATAAAATACTCGTTTTTCAGGTGCTCGCTGGACTCGATAGATGATGATCGAGTCTTCGATCAACTTCTTTTGTTGATACGCTCTGTACACTGAATTCAAAATAGATAGGCCAAAGGGGGCGGAGTCACTCATTCCGTTATTCAGCGTGAACCTGACGACCTTGGTGAGCGGCTCAATTGATAGCAAGTCTGCTGATGATCCCATGTGTTGCCGAGCTGTACTCTTGTATTGCTGGTTGATTACTAAACCAATTACATTGCTGGCGTTATTTTGATCAACATACGCACCGGTCACATTCTTGATTGGTACATACTCCCATTTGGAAAATGGTTCGGGTTTATTGAATACAACATCACCATACTTGATTAAGTAGCGGGCAATATCAAACAACTTAGATTCTAGTTCGAGTGTTTTATTCCAACGGCGAAGGGCGGTGTTCAGCGTGATCTGGCCAATCTCATCAATGACATCATCTTCAATCTCAATGGTGAGGATCGAGCCGTCAGATTCATTAGTCATTTCCTCAGCGATGATGTCGAGAGCGCGTGATACGTCAACATCGGAGTCCATCAGGTCGTATTCAGCATATCGACTAAGTCGATTACCTGACCCTGTTACGATGTTGTTGTACCATCCAGTGACAGTACTACTAGACATTGTGTCGAACGTGACATTATCTTGGATTTGTGCAGGGGTGGGCTCAATATTGACTAACTTGAAGTACCCTGAAAACTTCGCGTTTTCGTTCATAGTATGAGATATAGTTTGCCAGAGGCGTGACTCTTATTTAGCCTGAGTACTCAATCAGTAATTTACTACGAGGGGACTTTTGCAGGAATCATACTATATAGACCTGCTGAAATTCTACTGTTTGATCCATTGCGTTTGTATTCATTCAGCATTTCTTTTGCAGTTTCTGGGTCTGTTTTAGACATGAACAAATCAATTAATTTGACTACCTGTGCTGTCAAAACTTCTGTGGGGGTAGATCCCGAAGGCTTGTTTATAGGTGAGATTGGGTTGCCATCTTTATCCCTCAGAAGCGTTCCGGTACCTTCCACTGCTTGTGTTGTAGTGGGGGTTGGATGGGTTAAAGTTGCTATTGCCATGCCTAGGGGACCCAGTGCTGGTAGTATGGTAGACGCCAATGTAGATGTGGTTGCTCCAACACCAAGTAATGGCGCCGCGTACATTGTTGAATTTACTACATTGGCCTGATCTTTTGGTGCTTTGGAGTAGTCGTGCCCAGCAAGTGCCACGTCTGCTCCAATCGATAGTGCTGTACCTGCGCCGGGGAGCGTACCTGCAAGCCCGCCGCCGATCTCCAGAGCCGCGCCTGTGAAATCTCCCGACAGTAATCGGTTAATACCAAAACCTAGCCCAGCAAGAGCGCCGATAATTGGGATCTTCTTGATCAGTGATTTCCCCATAGAGCCGGTGGCTACTTTTGCCAAGCCACCTCCTGCACTAGCTGCTAATGCGCCCGTAGCACCTATAGCCTTAGATCCAACAGCCGCAATTCCTGCTCCTGCTTTGGCGGCCGCAGACATCACTGATGGTGCTGCTGACATAACTGATGGTGCAAGTGTCATCGCAGCAGTACCAAGCCCTCGTCCTGCCCATGCTGCACCTCGCATCAAGCCTCCACCTGCTGCTTTGATTCCACCCCAGACGGCTCGAGCTCCTCCTTTGCCGCGACCCAGTAATCCCTTAATCACATCCATCGCTCCAATGCCCATCTTACCCATCATATACTTCATAGCCATAGCATGGAATGCCAGTGTCGATGTCGCAACCAGGGCGCCGCCGATGCCTTGAACTAGAGGACTAGTTAGTAGACTATTGACACGATCTACCAGTGTGGTTACTGTGTTAATTACAGTGCTGTTTTCATTGGCATTTTTTTCATTAGCTTTTTTTGCAGTCTGGTCATCATTCTTAGCACCAGTAGGGGTCACGGTATAGCCAGGTGAGTCGCGCTTCAGTGCTTCAGAAATCAGGTCGACGATCGGCTGACCCTGGCTCATCGTTCCGCTTGCTGCTAGATCCTGACCTTTGAGGTACGAAACGTGTTCGGCTAATTTTCCCTCCAGTTCAGCTCGATCAGATTTATATTTGCGACCTTCGACAGAATCTGCTGTAAACTTATTTGTTGCAGCGTATGCGTCCAGGTCTTTAATCTTGCGGTTGATGCTAGATACTTGTGATGCACGTTGTTGGCCCTCAGGTCCATGCCCCTGAAGTTGTCCGACCAACATCTCACGAGCCTGAAGTGCAGAGTAGTGAGATTTATATTTGTCTATACTCTTCTTGTTACGTTCAGCAGCTTGGATTTTAATAAGTTCTTGTGCTTGTTCAAGAGTGTACCCCGCTTGTTTGTACTGAGCAATGCGTTGGATTTGTTCGAGGATGTACAACGACTTTTGTTTTTCGCCCATCGACAAAAGCGCGTCTCGTTGTTCTGTATCCTTGATGATGCCTTCGGTCATTTTGGCAATACTAACTGCACTCTGGCCTGTCAGTCTACTGAGCTTGCCAAACTGCTCTGACAAGCCTTTCAGCATCTCACCACTTGCGGGCGCAGATATTCCAACTTCTTGACCAGCTGACATGATTCCAGCGCGTATTTGGACGGCTTCATCACGACTAGCTGTAATGTCGTACAGACCATCTACACTCTTGAATAGTATCTCGTCGAATTTTTTCTGAGAACCAGCACTTAATTCGGCCGCACGAGTGGACTGTCTGACTTCCGTAAGAGTCCGAGAGGTGATACCATTAATAATTGCTGTAGCGTAGTTACCCATCACACTCGCCGTCAAATCTGTACCACTAGCGATGGAATTTGATCCACCAGTAGAACGTGCTGTTGTGATGTCGGAGTATGCAGTTCTGGACGCAACCGCCAGTGAGAATCCAGCAAGTACATTCTTGAACTTCTGAATTACATTGGACAGCATGGCACTCTCGGGGTTAAGTAGGTGGCTAGTCTTCTTAGCTTCACTAGACGCAATATCTCTAGTTAACAGTGCTTGTTGTAACCCAGTTTTGTTGATTTCAGATGCATTCTTGGCATACTGGAACTGAGCTCGTTTGAGGGAGATCTCTGTATCCGCTAGTGTTTTCTTGGCTGCTTCATGCTTAGCAAACAGCTCATCCTGCCCTGCATATAGTCGTTGAAAGAAACTACCCTGGGTGGCGAAATATGACGCCCGTTTTTGAACGATCTCAGCTTGGGTTTGTGCTTCAGCACTGCGTTGGGCGAGGATAGCCTGGGCTTTTTTGGATGCTTCATTCTTGGCAACATCACGTTCAAATTCAGCCTGACCAAGTATTGCCTTGTTTGTTTCGGATGCGTTTACTGCATATGCCGCTTGAGCTGTCCTCAACGTTTGCTCTGTATCTGAAGCGGCGACTCGAGCCCGAGAAAAGTCTGCGAATAGAGCTGATTGAGCAGTGTGTAACTTTTGACTGGTGGTTCCTTCTTTGCTGAAGTACTCTGCGCGGCGTTGGGCGAGATTGGACTGTGCCTGAGCTTCTTGTTCGGCTAGTTTGCGTGAGCTTGCCAGGGCCTGAGCGTGGCTTAGCTGGGCGGTGGCGACTGCTGCTTTATTGAGTGAAGTCTGGTTCGAGCTGAACCGATTCTCTGCTTTTTCGAGTGATGTCTTAGATTCAGTAACCGCTTTTTTTGCAATTTGTTGCTGAACAGCTATTAATTCTTTCTCAGCAGCAATTCGCTGATAACGAGTCGCCCCCTCTTTGGCGACAAACTCTAAGTTTTGCTTTTGAGTTGCTAGTTGTCGCTGCTCTTCGCGCTTACCCCTATCAGTTGATCTATCAATTATTTCAGTAGACTGGTCGACGCTATCCACAAATTTTAGAAGGGTGGCCGTTGCTTGTTGTACGGCAACAGAAGACTTTGGATCGCTGGAGTTAGTAGAAGCTGCTGATTTTGCAGCGGTGAGGGCCTCTACTAATCGTTTGAGTGTTTTTTCATTCACATCCGACAGATCGCCAATTGAGTCAATCAATGTCTGGTCGAGCTTCCTTCCTGCTATATCTGATTTCAGTACCTGGCGCTCCACCTCAGCAGACTTAGTGACAATCGCCGTCAACGCGTCAAGCGCCTTTGCCATATCTCTGGAATTAGTCGCGAATGCAGTTGTATTTGCTTTGACTGCTCGGATTAATTCGCTCAGGTCGGCTGGTGATAGGGAGGTCCCAGGAGATGTAGGTGATGCCATTATGTGTTATCGTAAGAGTGCATAAGCGCGCGTGTGTAGGGTGTATTTACACCCTAGTACACTTGAAATTCCTTAGTCTGCTCAGACTTCAGTCGATCTTGTAAGAATTCGGCAATCAATTGCCGTTCGCTAAAAGTGCGACGCATCATCTCTTCATATGATATGGCACCTCGCATAAAGTAAACGAGATCAATCACACTCTTTAGTAACCCCCGTGCTTCATCTTCGAGAGCAGTAAAGAGCTCTCGGATGCGATCTACATCACCAGATCGGAGGGTCCCGTAAAAAAACTGAGTGGGTTGAGTGGGATTGTAGTCACAAACGATTCTCCACAGTCTGAGCACACGAGGGTGGTCTCAAAATCGACGCCCCATGTATTTGTGGCTTCAATCGCGGCTGACAATTGCTTAATCCACACACTAGGTAGATTGTCCAACCACTCGTGAATAAGACCACGGTCTGAAATATCCGATACTGATACAATTGCTGGTAATAGGTTTGCCAATAAGCTGTCACGAAGATAGTTAATCAGTTCGAGTTCGGACATTGATTCTAACTTATCCTGTTGAACGGCGGCGGCCTGGGATAGGGACAATACTGACTGGATAGTATAGGGGCGTAGTTTGATGTGTTGCCCATTTTCGAGAGTGTATTCAAACAGTGTTTCTACTGTAGATGGGTTGACATTATTTGTCTGAGTGATCAACCGTTGGATGTTTACTTCATACTCGTGTTGTTTTGCACCGTCGCAGTTATGTGTGTGGGTGATTACAACTGTAGATCCTAGCGAAATCTTCCGAAGTGCGATGAGCAAGAAGTCTATATCCTTAGCAAGCAACTGAAGTGGTTGTTTGATCTGAGGAATGCACTTGCCAAATACTTGGACAATCGCCTGTCCAGAGTAGATGAGATCGGGAGTCTTTATTAGGAGCTCTTCGTATGTAGTCATTGGTTGGACGTACACCTCACCTGCGGTCAGCACCGCATCGTCAACGATATTGTCAGTATAAAACAATGCCAGACTCGGAAGCTTAACAGTTTCCCCTGGTAGACGAAAATTATGGTGCTCAAGTAACGGGTTAGTTGTCATATAGTATGGATACAGTAAAAGGAGGAGTATCATATTTACTCCTCCTTTTTATTGGTGATCGTGATGTGGGTCAAATCGTCACATTTAACTGTTCAATTGTTACCAGGCCCCTGACATGTGTGCGGACTCCAGTGTTTGGGTTTACAGTGTTGGATAGTACAAACTCAATCTCGTCTATTACGTTGATGCTCGTAGAGTATGAAATAGCCTGCACATCTTCACGACTTCCTGATTCTGTATCAGCCACACCACCTGTGTTGTCTGACATCCAGCTATTGGTAGGCGGCCACTGTGATGGTGCATTTGTTACTCCAACAACGGTAATTGGGTTGCCGACAAAATCCGCTGATAGTGTTCCCAAGAATGTAACACTATACACCCCAGGTGTTAGTTTTAGGCGGGTTACGTCAGATGCAGGTTGTAGTGTTATGTTTGAGGTTACATTACCAGACACTAAGTGTGTGCTATATGCACCATAACTTAACATACTTCCACTGATACTGGTGTCAATTGCAACCAACCACACATTTCTAGGGGTTGGTGGAGTTGCTTGGGTGGATGTGATTTGGAAGTTGGGTGGATTGAACCGAATTCTCTGGGGCCCGATAACTCGACCAATCGGTTGTTGCATGCCCCTGCTGGAAGATACACTGAATGGGTTTATAGTAGTGGGTTGGCCCAGCTCGACCCAGATACTGTCATTGGCGGTGAGAAAGCTCCAGCCAGTACTTTCGATTACACCACTGAGTACAATTTCCTCGGTCTGTCCCGGAGACATAGCAAAGTTCGTGAACCCTAGTACTCTTGACCCAGTGTCTTCATAACGAGCGACAACCACTTTGTCGAATTCAGCAAGTGCAACGATCGATCGAGCGGGAATAGGCTCGAGTGCGGTTACAGCGAGCCGGCGGGTTTCAAGAGAGTTTGGTGCTGACACAATACCATTGACATAGATGGAATCATCTGTCGTGAAGAATTCGCCTGTACTCTTACGAATTGGTTTTCCGTATACATCAAAGGCAATTTTACCTGAATTTACTGGTGTGTTGATAGCTACTTGGGATTTATACGCAAAACATGCGACTGATGTGGTATTTGCAAATTCACCAACTAAGATTCGGATTTTTGTCTGCCAAGTCAGGCCTGTCCATACTTTCATCTTAGCGCTTGCTACATCAAACCAGTGCTGATCTATTTGGGGATTTACTGGCGCACGGCTTGCGATTACTTGGTTGTATCGGGTCTTACCATATGTAATAAGCCCTGAAGCAGAATTAACGTCAATGTATAACCAGTAATTTACTCCACTCGGAAATGCAGCAGTGCCAAAGCCGGCCCAGGCGCTGGTGATTGTGTTCTCTATAGAGATTAGGTAGTCGCTTGCACCGTTAGCAATGTTAATCACCAATGGTGAGTTATCTGCAAGTAGTGTTACTGAGTTAGATTGTACATTTAAAAATCCAGGTAAGTTACCTTGTTGTTGAGATTTTACGATACCGTGGCGAAAGGGAACTAACATGATGGTATTATGATGTTGGTGTGTTATGTTTATTTACACCAACACACCAACATCAGTCAAACTCGATACCAACTTCAGTAGGTGTTTACATGCGCCCACTGAAGTGTTGGGTGGTGAGTTTGTTTTTTTGATGTACGGTTTTGTTATATTACCAAATAATACACCACTCACCGAATTCGCCCGAGCTAATCTAAAGGTGAAGTCTTCACACGAACAATTCATCTGAACTGAATCTAGATTTTTCGAAATTGGTGTGATTGTGATAGAGTCTCCAGACACTAACTGCACAACAACACCAGAATCGTCGTGTGTAGTTTCAACGGCCCTCAACCGAGCTTTGTGGCCAGTCTGTGTAGACGCAGTGAATAATATACCGGGTGGCAGTGCGGTAGCTTGAATTGAGCCAGATAGTGTAACAGCTTTTGCTCGACTATCCCTAGCGCCAGGGTGATCTCTGGATGTGATCTGCTCAATTTGATTTATTGTAGTTTCTAGTAACATGTGATTATAACTCCAACAACAAAACACCATCTTCGTATATCGTAAAACTCTCGTGCATTCCTGTAGAGACCGTTGTTTGGGATACATCCGGACAAGGGATATCCTGTACTGTACACGGGCCGTAGTAGTTTTCAGGCCACAACTCTGAAGGTATTGGGTCGACGTATTCTATTGGATATTGCTCGTGTGTACCAACTTCCAGGCCAATACGCTCATTTGGTGCATACCCACACACCGCCTCACATTGCTCACTCCCTGATTCGAGTTGATTTACTTCCAGCGAATACTCTTCCAGACCTAGTTCACACGCCGAATTTTCTTCGCAGTACACCTCACACTTAGGATCAGAAAATTCGTACCCATCAGTTTCGTATGGATACACCTCAAACCCAATTGCACAGAACGAATCTGATACATTTATTTTAGGTTCGATATCACAGTGAGGGAAATCATAAAATACTGGAATGCCGGCAGAATTGTATCCAATAAACCACTGGATTGGCCGCCGTGTGGTGTTGGTAGTACTATCAATCTGCAATCCATATGGGTCAGATACTATACTATAATCACCAACATACTCCAACCCCATCGAATCTTCAATCACCGAGGTTTCTAGGCCTTGAATGATACAACAATCAGGTGGCTGTACACAGTGGTCTGTATGGAGGTTGAAGTTTTGGTGAATAGTGAACAACGACTCCTCAGATAAATCAACATCCATGTTATCTTCAAATAGCACCTGCACACCAGCTGTGAGGATCTTAGTGTGGAAGGGCTTGGTATCCAGAGTAAAGTCGATCAGACCTTGGATTGGATTCAAGCAGGTTGTTGAAAACAGTAGTGAGCTCATTTGATTAGTTATCCTACTGCAATCTTTTGTGACGCGTTTAGTGATATGTAGCTAGTCTTCATCAAATCTTTCAACTCATTACCTTCATATAGTGCTACATTCAACACAAGGAACGCCAGGTCATTTGTAGTGCTGACAGCACAGGTCTGATACATTTGTGTAAGAGCTCTTATATAATCAGATGATGTATTTAACGGCAGTTGTAATATTTCCAGGATTGCAGTTCGATCCGCATCCGCAAAACTACTAGTAATCAGAAAATCTTTCCACAACTCTCTAGCTTTGGTAGTATCTATTAAGACTTGGTCGTCACCAGTACCAAATCGTAGGCGGGTGTTGTTCAAAAAGTCGTACGTCGATCTAGTTGAGCTGGGTACTACCTGGTTGGTGTCAGGTTCAATACCTGAGATCGTCTGCATAACTTTACGCCAAACAAATGGTAATATTTTGTTCTTCTGCTGTGGGCGGAACATGATCCACTGATCATGTGACACTTTCTGTAGGTCTTCGGATCGAAATCAATTGCAATTGAATGAGTATTAGGCTTTGGTGAGTTTAACTCAAATAGTCCCTTTGTAGTGAGCACATCGTAGGTATAAGCACTTGTTGGAGTCGCTCGCGATGGGTTGCGCAACACGAAGAAACTTGTGGACTCTCCAGTGGTTAGTTGGATTTCTACTTGGCTAGTTGAGAGTGCTTTGGTAGCTGGGATTGTCTCGTGTGCGCGAAGCCAGAAGTAGTAGGTAGACTTAACACCATCATTTCGTTCAGAGTACGGAAAATCTTTGAAATAAATTGTAATCGAATTATTGGAATCGAGTAGATCGCCATCTGTCCTAGCGATAGTTGGGCTTGGCTGAGGTATACCAACATCGATAATATCTTGAGGACTAAGTGTACTTGCTGCATCGCCGGTTAGTGTAATCTCGGCGGTGACTTGATCTACCGTAAACGTTGTGCTGACCCCGTTTAACCAAACGGTAAGTGCATCATCCCTTTTGATTCTTGCAATTACTGCTGGAGTATATGGGATAAACACCGGATTGATGGTGTTGGAGGAGTGTTGTAGATTATCATAGCAATAGAATCGCTCGATGTAGTGTGGTTCCTCGACGCTTGTGTAGCGGCCCCAGTCGCTGTCTGCTATTCGAAACTCGCCTGATGTTAGTGTGGTACTGCAGACTATCAGATCCCCAGACTCTGTAGTAAGTGTAAATGTCGACGGAGTTAATTTGGTTAAGATATGCGGGACGCCCAACTCTACACCTGGTGTAGACTTTATGGATTCGGTACCTTCACGAACATACACAGATACTCTCCGACCAGTATCAAATTTCAGTGGTTGTACTGTTTGAAAAATTGTGCTGGTAGTGCCCCCTTGCCACAGTGTGATGTCGTTGAACTCACGAGTTTTTGATAGGACTCTACTGTATGGTGTTGCTGTACCAGACAATGCTGTAGGTAACTTATTTGACTCAACCCATTGATATACTTGATTTTCGCTCCCCTCATACATTTGACCCCAGGTTGATGTTCCTTGGTCAAATGATGCAATGTGTTGGTCATTATATGGGCGGTATTGTCTATGTGTAGTGTCCCACCAGTACGTACCTACCTGATTACTTGTCCAAGTATTGGTCTTAGTACTTCCTGTCTTGTTTACTGAGTAAACAGCTGGATCTACACTACTAGTGACATCGATCTCGGATACTACAGATGAGTGGAGGTTGAATTTTGGATCCCACCGATTGATGGTCTTGACTATCGATTTATCCCCATTGTTTACTATTCTGATTGGTGCGTATCGAGAGTATCGAGGTAGTTGTGGTTGAATGATAAAAAATGCCATGTTTGCTGATTGTACCCAATCAGCAATGTTATAGTGCCAACGTATTAATGAATTATTGATTAATGTGTAATCACTTCCTTCGATTAGTTGAACAATCGTAGGTATACTATCTACCCCCAACACAAGCGTCAGTACCGTACCTACTGGGTATGGAGTTGATAATTCGACTGTAAGTCCATCTAGTCGGAATTCAGTGACTTCAACTTGACCAGCAAATAGTTTTATTGCATGAGTCACATTAATTGTGTTTACTGGGGCGTGAGATGTGAATGAGAGTTGAAGTTGATCACTAACCGTTACTACACCTGACAGCCGCCGAATATCATCAAACTTGAATAGTTTCAAGTCAAGTTGATCTCCAATTAACTCATGCTCCATTCGAGAACTAAAGTCAATTGTAGTCAAGTTGGTTCCACCAATACTCTTATCAATCAGGTATACGGTCGGTGGTAAAATTTCAGCGTCGAATACTACCCCTGAACTGGCAGGGGAGGTAATAGATGCATATGTTGGGTAGTCAACCCACCTGGTTTGGTCTGTGCTCAGAATTTCTGACACCACAAACTCCGTATCAATTGCTGGCGAACCTAGAGGTGTGGTACTTGAGGGTGTGTCGCCGAGCAATTCCCGGACTTCCCCCAAGTTAAATATTCCACTACTATTAATAACCATGTGCATTAGCTAACTCATATAGAATGTGTATTTAATCATTCAAGTTCCAGTGCTGAATCTAAAGTTACAAAAATCGTTAATTAGGTCGTCACTAGTTATATTAAACGACACTTGAGTTCGCTCGGCAACTGCTCCAAATGTTCCCAACTTCCATGCCCAATATTCATCAACCTCATTTTGATCATACACCTTGTGTTTAGTGAATACATCACCTACAGCTTTAGTGCCTTTCTGGCGAATCATTTTCTGCCAAAATTGAAATTCAGTTTTAGATGATACAGGAATTGTTTGAAAGTACGGTAGCGGCATTTTACCCATACCACTCCTGACGGCGGCTGTAGATTCGATCAGTTCATTTGAGTTATTGACGTTCCAGTCATGGCGTTGATACTGTGCTGTTGTCTCAAAGTTCGGTAGCGTTTCAGATGGGGTTACCACAAATCCACCAACGGTTGGGCGGTAGAAGTGTTGGATACTTCGTTGAAACTCCAACCGCATAGTCGGTTTTTGAATATTCAAAAACCGATCATATACAATCAAACCATTGACTGTCTGTTGATCAAACAATAATGCGTGTTCATAGTAATCAAGTGAAATCTTACCGGATCCGATGTGTTGAAATTTATTTTGATTCGCTATCGGATTGCCTACACGCTTGAGGTTCTCGTAGAATAGTGTAGTGATACGGTCCGTACGCAGAGGCACGATATCTTCGGATATTGGATCTCCGATATCATCAAATATACACGCAGTTGATTGCAGCTCTGTTGTGTATGGTGTGTTATATACATTACACACCACACCTTCTGGAGTATTGATCCAGAGTCTATCTCTGAACGGGTTCAGTTCAACGTACGGCAAGTCGAGTACTCGCCTAGTTGTGTACGATGAATCTGGCACGTACCGGCGGTTGGATAGTCCATTGGAATTGTAGATCGTGTTTACCAATCTACGCACTTGTTGATTCCAATCCACAAACTCTTGCGTATCAGGATCTTGGGTTGGATTTTCCCCATGAGCAAATACAACCCCATCATCCTCCATGAATCGGACGTAGGAGTGTATGAAGTTTATTAGATTCTGTACCCCAGTAATGACTACTGGGAATTCAAATGTCACAATGTCTGATATATCTGGTGTGATGTACTCCCAAGTTCTGGGGGTGCGGGGATCACCGGCCGTGAATGTAGATTCGAGTGATTTAACTACTACTGAGAATTCACTGGTTCCATATGAGTTAGCCCCACCAGATTGGGTTAGTGCTGAGGTGCTTGAGTTTGTAAAGTCAACTCTAGAGATTCCTGGGGTTGGTGATTCGATGTTTCTGATGAACACGTCGACTACATCACCCGAAGGTAGTGTGAGTTTGGTAGATTCGCCGGATAACCAAGGGGATGTACCTACAAACTCGAAACAGCCAAGTAGTGGTTTCCAGGTCATCGAACGCAACAGTACTCCATATCGACGGCGTGTTTCGACAATCGACTCTGAGGAGTCTACCCGGTAGCTCCAATCTGCGCCGTCCCCCTGAGGAATTGTGAGTGGTGATCCTGCGGTAGAGAGAGATACAATCAGATTGGAAAATGAGATAGTCTTTACATTCTCAGTCTTTTTCAACACTATTTTGTAGTTTTCGAGTGGAGAGCAATCTTCATACAATTTTAGGGTTTGAGGTACGACGATGGAACCAGTCTGGTACGCTAGCTTAGTTGTCCAAGTCTTCCATGCCATCAATGGGGAGTCATTCACATTGAGTAATGTGTGGTATCGACTAAACAGTACAATCAGGCTGAGGAGTGATGGGTCGAAGTGAAGATCATCACCTTGCAGTAAGTCCCCCTGGGAGTGGACATTGTGGGTGTCCGGATTAATCGTCAATCCATTAACAGAAATTGAGTTTGGTTGGGTTATCTCGGTGTATAATTTCAAGGGATCAATCGAATGAGCACTTATGAGTAGTGATCTGATATACTCAATAGATTGTTTCCACGTAAACTCAGTTACTGTATTGATGCCGTATACAGTTGACACTGGAGGTACCGTAGAATTAATTGCAAGCAAATTCGCCAGTAATTGTTCACCATCAGCGCTGGAGTCTGTTGCTGTAATGGGGATCCAATATGGAGGAAACAAGTCGTCAGGTTGGATTTTATCCGATGTAGTCACACTTGATGTATTGACAGACGTGTGAGCACATGGACGTACTTCTCCAGCCCCTCCAGTAGATATTCCCACATTAGGTAACTCCTTACCCGAAGGCACGAGTCCAGCATGTATATTATCCCACATTATGGGATTCCACCTTCGGAGTTTGTTGTGATCTTGATAGTGTTGAGCCCACCAACTTGGTTCTTCAGTGTACCCTTGAATGCACCATGGTTGGAGGTGAGGGTGCGCTGTCCCATACAGTTTGGTGTAGATTTCGAGTGTGGTATTGCCCCAAACACCGACCAGGTCTGGATGTGGTGCATTTATGGCGCCTAGGAAAGTATTTCCGTACCACCACGTGAATGCTTTTGTTTGTACATAACTGCGAGTAAGGATGTTTGATTGATTTGGATGCCGATTCAGATGTTTTGCAGCTGTGCTATAATCTTTTGCTATCAATTGGTTGGCGAGTGTGGGGTTTGCTTGGGGAATTGATATCCAATCAACTAGTTGGGGTTGGAGTTCTTGAGTCCGAGCATATAAATCTTTCTCATATTCCAACAATACTTCTGCTACAATTACCGTAGCATCCAACTCAACCCAGCCAACTAAATTTGATACCACTACCCATCCGGCCGGCGTATTCGATCT